AAAAACATCACCATATTTGTTATTAGCAAGATCAGCGAACCATAAGTTCAATTGAGCGGTATCAATACGTGAGAAATTGCATGTACAAGATGGTTGATGATCCTCAGGATTCAATGCAAATGAATATACGTTAATACCATCTTTAGGTGTTTTGGAGTGATGCATATATGGTTCTACAGTATCGTGCCAGAAACCAGCTCTCTTGCTTTGACGAGCCTGTCCATTAAGTTGGAGTTCAACATCGGTTACAGGGTTAATAGTACCATTGATCAAAAGACCATGGTTGTGATGTTGCCATACTGTAAGATCAAATCTTTTAATATATTCAACACGGTTATCTTCATTGAATTTATCTATAGGAATAGATAAGTCAGTAATAGTTAAATCATTACGAGTAACTTTATCTACTTCTGGATAATTAAGAGCATCATTATCAAAATCAGTAAAAATACGGATTGTACCATCAATTTTGTCTCTGAGATCAACATCTTTATTTCTCTTAAGTAAAGAAACATTTGGTGATAATTTCCCGATCAAAACTGATCCATCGAATCTTTCAGCAGTTGCAGAATCATTGAAAATAAATTTAGGTTCTTCACCAGGATCTGCTGGATTGATTCCAATGTATTCTATACCGCCATCTCCCATGTACGAATCATCATTATTATCAACAGCTACTTCATTGAAATAACCAAATTCATCAAGATCGAGTTGTGCTAATAAGAGTAACTTTGCAGCATTTTCACGTGCTAATTCCCAATCACAATGGTCATAAACCATGAATTTACCTCCTTGATAATTTCCTAATTTAGTTACCCAATAAAGAGCTTTAACTGGATGATTGAAATTTATCTTGTATTTAGCGGAATTACTATTTCCGATTGATTCTTCTCCAGTAAATTGGAGTTGTTCAATTAAATATTCGTGAGATACTTGAGCAAATCTTCTACGCTCTTCTGTATCTAAATAAACATAGTTAACATAAATAGATGCATCATCTAATTCGAAATTTTCAGCACCAGATTTAAATGCATCACTTGCAATATAACATTGTTCAGCTGCTCTGAATCTGACATAGATTTTAACTTGATGATATTGAAGAGCAATTAAAGGAAGTGCTAATCCATTATTACGGCAGAAATAGAATTGAAGAGGAATGTATAATGTATAAGAAGGTTTCAATAATGTATTTTCAGGAACATCCCATGACAAAGTGCTAATAGATGTAAGTTCGGGAACATCTCCAAGCATTTTTGCGAGACCTTGTTCATGTCCTACATTACTAGAAAGTTCTTGCCATATATGTAGCCAATCACCGTATTGTTTATCAATTTGTGAACCTCCAATTTCAAGTTCAGTCTCATCAACAATAGCATATCCGATATTTCTTACCCATGCAAATTCTACGTGCCCAAAACGAGTAAAATCACCTGTAAATCTTACTTCTGGTAATACAACTTTTAAGAAAGCTTGTGTTATTAAATCACCATTACGTGAAATTTCTGCTGTGCCTTTTCTAGCGAAATTTGTTGTTCCACTGAAAGATTGTTCTATTGATTCCACAGAGAAATTGGTGTGTCTTCTGTAAACGACCTTGAAAACGCTTATACCCCTAAGTTTCCAAAGGGGGCTAGACTATACCTTAAGCGGTTGATATATTATCAACTACCCACAACCGTCTAGTCGTTGAACATTTAACCTTTTGAAATAAAATTATCTCAAGTTAGGTACTTAGCTGCGGATTATCCATTTCATCTAAAATATATCTACATTAGAATCATCTCACACATTTTTACTATCCCCAAGTCTAGTCTTGGCCATAATTATATTACTATAATTACTTAGTAGTGTAAGTTTTAGAACTTCCCCGAACAGTTTGATTGTGTTGCCATCTAAATATTGAATCTTTTCGGTTGGCTGAAAACCTACTCCATCAATATTTTTGATGACTAGCGATCGTGCATAATTATTTTTGGAGCACTAAAAGTTTTATCTTTGGATTATCCATGTTCTCCAAGGCTTATCGCTTTTCAACTCTTTTTTCAAAAAGTTATTTGTGGATTCCCGGTAAGGTAAACATCTTGAGCACCATATGCGACTAATTGCATTAAACCTCCAG